AATTAATCCTAAAAAGGTATTTCCGCTTTTTTTATCTACTATAACCGATAAGTCGTTTGTGAGTATTTACCTACATTGCATTATCAACAGGGCTTGAGCGGGCTGGGACGAGTTTTGAAATTGGTCTGAAAAACACTTGACTTTTGTTGGTTAATGTGTATAATAATGGTATAAACATTAAAAGGAGCAGAAATGAACATCACCGAATCAGTTGGATTTTTCTCACCCTACGGATCGCTTGAGGAGGCTTTAGCCCAGTGGAATCACGATGGCACGCAGATGGTAGCCATTAGCGAGCCAAAACCGGTACTCGTCAGAAAAAACAGTTTGGACACTGGCAAGCCGTTTCTCTTTCAATCTCATCAATGCTACGTCAATGTCAGATACAGCCCAAGAGGTAGATGGTCCAAGTGTAACCTTCTGACCTTTAGCACCGATCGCTACGGAACACCAGAGTAGTAGATGGTCCAAGTTTATTTATTCACCGAAATTTCTGGAAGTGGCAAAGGCTGGACCTTAGCAGTTTTTGCTACTTCTAAGCAGGATGCTGTCAATTACGTCAAGCGAGTCGATGGCGGTGGTCGTTTTGTTGGTATGGTCCATAGAGGCAAGGTTGACGCGGATTGTGGTGCTGTTACTGAATCTGCACAATTAGAAATCAGACAATCAAATATTTGAAAGGAGCGTATGGCACCTATAAGACGAAATAAAAAACAGCGAAAAGAATATCGGTTAGTTGCAATCTGGCTCAAGCCAGAAATGCTGGCGGAAATAGACGCCAGAGCAAACGGCAACCGCAGCGAGTTTATCAGGCTTGCGCTTGCGGAGTACATCAAAAGGAACTGACATGTTCGACACCGCTGACATTTACTTATCACGAATTGACGAACGTAAAAATGACCCGCAATGTCCTAACTGTGGGTCTTTTCATACCGCGCAGAAGGTCAGACCAAGCGAGCGCAATACCGGCTTGCGAACGTACGAATGCCTGAAGTGCGGACGAGACTTCACCATCAATGTAATGGCTGAAGATGACGCAATCCCGTTTTGAAAGGAGCGAGATGAATACCCTGGACTTGATGTTTGACTTCCTTGTTGGCTTCGCTGTTTTAGCGACACCGCTGGCAATAGGAACAATGATCGTTGAGTTGATCGAATCGAGAAAAAGACGGAGGGCAAAGTGCCAAACGATTATCGTGAAATTTACATCTTCCAACTGAAAAAAGAGAACCAAATTTTATGGGGTGAACTTTCCGAATTGCAACGAAATAGTATGGCTTGGAAACGAGTCAGGAAGGAAATTGAGATCAACGACACAGAAATATCAACAATGCAAGACATCATTAAACGATCAGCCTCGACTGCAATCGAGGCTGAAGCAGAATCAATAACCCATTAGAGACAAAGGAGCTATCAATGGAAATTGTAACATATCAGGATAAAGCAATACAAAGTTATAACGACATCGAAAACGTTGCGAAGGCAATGGTTTCAAGTGGTTACTTCACAGACTCGACCAAAATCTCACAGGCAATTGTCAAGATTATGGCGGGGCGTGAAATTGGAGTTGGACCATTCGGATCAATGAATGGCATCCACATTATTCAGGGCAAGCCTGCTTTTGGAGCAAACATCATGGCAGGCAAAGTCAAGTCAAGCGGACGCTACAACTACCGCGTTACTGAAATGACCGATGAAGTTTGTACCATCGAATTTCTGGAGTTTTTCAACTTTGCATGGACAACAATCGGTGTATCAAGTTTCAACATTACAGACGCTAAAAAAGCCGGTACGAAGAACCTCGACAAATTCCCTCGCAATATGTTATTCGCAAGGGCAATGAGCAATGGAGTTCGTTGGTACTGTCCAGATGTTATGAATGGGTCTGTGGTTTACACGCCTGAAGAATTAGGGGCGGATGTTGACGAAGACGGCAATGTAGTCAATGTACATTTTGTTGAAAGCACACCGGTCAATATTCCAGAACCAGAACCGGAAGTTATTGAGGCAAAGCCTGAACCGCAAGCCAACGATGACATCATGACTATCGAGCGAGCATCAAAAGTCACGAACAGCGAAGGCACGCCTTACGTTGACATTCCGAGCGACACCTTACAGAAGATGGTGATCGGAATCAACAAGGGCTTGAAGAATGGCATAGATGACGAAAAACGAGCCGAATACCTGGAAAAGAAACAGGCTATCGGCGTCATTCTCAAAGCACGCGCAAACAAAGAAATTTAGGCGCGGGTTTCCTCCTCCTTTTCCCGCGAAGCCTGCCGGCGGGCTTGATACACCGGCAGAAAGAATTGAGAAATGAGCAACAAAAGATCTATCGAGAACAAGGTCCTAAGTGCAGTAGGAATTTACTGGAAGATCAAAAGTAGATACGATCCTGAATACGACCTCGACACGAAAGGAATTACCGTCAATTGGGCGGAAATGGACCTCGCAGATGCGGTAAATGAACTTGCAAAGGCAGTTATCGAATTGTCTGAAAAGGTATTTGGAGCGGATGAGGAAGGGGCAATAACATGGATATCTACGGAAAAATAGAACAATACTCAAACTTGACCTTCGGAATTGACGCAATCGGCCAGGAAAAACAAGCATTAATTGATGAAGTTTTGACACCGGAAATCAAAGAAAAACTGGCAGAAATTGACGCGGAATTTGACCCAAAAGTTGACGAACTTGCGCAACAAAAATCGATGCTGGAAGGCGACATCAAGCATGAAGTTTTATCTGCTGGTCGCACGGTCAAAGGCACATATCACAGCTTCGTTTGGTCCAAGCCGCGCGTTAGTTGGGATACCAAAGCATTAGACGGTTATGCGCTGGCACACCCGGAAATCGTGCAATTTAGGGCTGAGGGAGCACCCAGCGTGAGCGTGAGGAAAGCATGAAACCTAACGACTATTACCGACTGAAATCCGCCGAAATCAAGGAAGCCGACATAAGACTGGTCGCAGCCGTTATGAGCGAACACGTGGGCGAAGAAAACGCCGTAAGAATGGAAAAACTTGTTGCGCGGTGCGGATTAGGGGAGCGCCAGGTACGCGACATTCTGGAAGTGTTGGTCAAGGATTACAAGTGGCCGATTGGCGCTCACGCTGGCAAAGCCGGTCGCTGGATCATCGAGAACGAACAGGAACGCTGGCACGTGGCGAATGAGTTGTTGAGCCGTGAGAATGAGCTGCGAGCACGGCGCAAGGTGATCGAACAGGCGCACATTCCGGCGAAGTTGGAGCTGGATAATCAAGTGCCACAGCTGAAATTGTTTAGGTGACATATGGCTAACTACAGACAGATTCACACGCAAATATGGCGCGACAACTGGTTCTTAGATTTAGAGCCAGACGAAAAGTTGCTGTTTATCTACTTATTCAGCAACGACAACTCCAACCTGGCTGGCATCTACGAGTTGCACGAACGGATTATTCAGCTTGAGACTGGATTAGACCGCAAGCGCATCAATGAGATCATAACCAAGCTTGAAGGTGACGGCAAAGTATTTTATCGAGACGGCGTTGTCTGGATTGTGAACATGCAGAAGTACCACTCAAACGCCGGTGAAAAGGTAAGAAGGAATATCGAACTGATTATTGAGGGTATTCCGGACTGTGAGGTGAAAGAAAAATACTGTATTTACAACGGTATTGAGTTAGAAAATACCCTATCGGAAATAAAAGATACCCTATCGTATAGTAAGAGTAAGAGTAAGTTAAAGAGTAAGAGTAAAACCGAAGAAGAAGAGGAAGCGCAACCGGAAACGCCTAACGGCGGTACTTTTCCGTCCACTGATAAATTGTCTTCGGTTTGTCATATCTACAAGGATAAAATAGGAAAGCTTGACTCAAAAGATGCGGCGATGCTTAAAGATTTGACAGTTGCTTATGGGGTTAGTGATATTGGGCGTGCGATCGAGCATATGGTCGCGCATACGGATAGACCGAACGGGGCTTATCTGAGAAAGGTGCTGGACGGCTGGTTCAGCGAGAAAAAGATTAGAAAGGTGTACGCGTGATGGACCAACAATGCGTGACTTGCCGGTACGTTCAAACGGCAATTGTGAGACCGCAAGGGTCAGAGCCGAAGCGGTTAGTTGTGACGTGTGAAAAAGAGCACGCGCCGATCTGGTTATTCAGCGGTGCAGAGTGCGAAGATTATCGATCAAAACAATCAGAAACACAGGAGCAAAAATGATGGAATTTGTAAAATTTGGCAAAATTGCAAGGCTTAGCAGAACGGTTGTAATCACCGAAAAGATAGACGGCACTAATGGTTTGATTGCCATTGGTGAAGGTGGCGAATTCCAAGTGGGTTCTCGTAACCGTTGGATTACCCCACAGAACGACAATATGGGCTTTGCTCGTTGGGCGTATGAAAACAAGGACGAACTGATGGGCTTGGGAGTTGGTTATCACTATGGGGAGTGGTGGGGGCAAGGCATCCAGCGTGGTTATGGTCTGAAAGAAAAGCGTTTTAGCCTATTCAATACATCACGTTGGTCCGATGATAGTGTGCGCCCTGCTTGCTGTGGTGTTGTGCCTGTGCTCTACGTGGGCATGTTCGATACAGCCAAAATTCAGGCTATTTTAGACGATTTGGCGACCAACGGAAGTAAGGCTGCCCCCAACTTTATGAAACCGGAAGGCGTGGTTATTTATCACACTGCGGGCAATCTGTATTTTAAAAAGACAATTGAAGGTGACGATCAACCGAAATCAATCAATCAAACACAGGAGCAAAAATGTACCAAAAACTAATAATTATTGGCAATTTAGGTTCAAACCCCGAACAACGCTTTACCCCCGCTGGCGATCCAGTCACGACCTTCAGCGTGGCAACATCGCGGCGTTATGGCGAGAAAGACGAGACGACCTGGTTCAGGGTGAACGTGTGGGGCAAGCAGGCGGAGTCGTGCAGCCAGTACTTGCACAAGGGGAGCAAGGTGCTGGTCGAAGGCAGACTACGCCCGGACGGGAACGGAAGTCCTACCGTGTTCCAGCGCAAAGACGGAACGTGGGGCGCGAGTTACGATGTGACGGCGGAAACGGTTCGGTTCCTGACACCGAAGGGCGAGCAGGTCGAGCCGGCTGACGTAGACGTGCCGTTTTAGGAGGTGAGGGATGAGTGAACTAAAACCGTGTCCGTTTTGTGGGAATGAGTTGATTAGAACAGAGAGACGTGACAAATTTTCGGCAGGGCTGATAACGTGGTTTTGCACACATTGTTTCTCTTCCTCGACAAATGCCACTGACAGAGGACAGTGGAACACACGCCCGATTGAGGATGAGTTGACCGCTCGCATTGCCGAGCTTGAGGGGAAAATTGACCAACTTACCGCTCACGATGCTACAGAGCGGCAGGATGATAAGTGGATACCGGTGAGCGAGAGGCTGCCGGATAATTGGAAGCCTGTGTTGACAATTGATATGAGTGAAAGCACACGAGTTCCGGTGCCAGCATTTTATGACCCAGAGACATCACTTTGGTCTACACACTTACCGAATTATGATTTGTGGGTTACCCATTGGATGCCGCTTCCTCCTAATCCGGAGTCACCTAACGATACACAAACGCAAACAATTGTGTACGGGAAGGAGCGTGAGGAATGAACCAAGACGAACTGGACGCAATCTTACAAAAACACAAACTGTGGCTCGACGACGCGGACGGCGGGATTCGTGCCGACCTGAAAGGTGCCGACCTGCGTGGTGCCGGCCTGTGGGGTGCCGGCCTGTGGGGTGCCGGCCTGTGGGGTGCCGTCCTGCGAGGTGCCGACCTGAGAGGAGCCGACCTGAGAGGAGCCGACCTGTACAAGTCCAACCTGAGACATGCCGACCTGAGCGATGCCGACCTGAGAAGAGCCAAACTGCGATATGCCAACCTGAGCGATGCCGACCTGAGAGGAGCCGACCTGCGAGGTGCCGACCTCGATTATTCTTGTTTTCCGCTCTGGTGTGGCAGCAAAGGCATGATTGTTGACCGGCGCATTGCGGCTCAGATTGCGGCACATTTCTGTGCGCTGGAGTGTGACGATGCAGACTATATCGCAGCTCGTGAGGCAATATTGGAGTTTGCGCAGACGAGCCATCGGGCAGAGGAATTAGGGATTAAGGAGTGGGAAGGATGAGAGTTTTTACAACCAACAAACGACTGCGTGACAGGCTTGATAATTACGCCAACCTGCTTTGGACGGCAGACGCCAAGCTCAAAGATTTGACGGCAGAAAACGATAAGCTAAAAGCTGAAAATGATAAGCTGAAAACTGAAAACAGCACTTTACAATCTGCAAGTGCAAAAAAAATAAATAATCTCCAGAAAGTTATCAAGCAGAAACAAGAAAAAATCGAGAACCAGCGAGACAACCTGTCTATATTACTCGATTTTTATCTCAACAGCGAAAACGCACTGTCCGTCAAGAGAAAAATCGCAGGGTTGAGACATCGTATTGAATTTTTGGAGTCGGAGTCTGGACTAAAAACGAGGTCAGTCGAAGGGGAAAACGACGATTGGAATATAGCACAGTGCCCGCAAATCACCGCCCTCGAAGCCGAAATTGCCAAGCTGAACGCCACGATTGACCGCACAGTGAATGCGTGGGAAAGTCGGTGCATCGAGAAGGATGACGAAATCAAGCGGCTGAACATCGTGATTGACGAGTTGATTAAAAAGGGATTCACCTATAACCGACAGCAATGGTCGGAACTTGTTGACCGCATCCAGAAGGAGCGTGAAGAATGAACTTCTGGCTTGGCTTATTGATCGGCGGGTTCGTTGGCACAGCGTTAGGCATGCTGGTAATGTGCCTGATGAGCGTTGCAGGTGGAGGTGAGGAGTGAGCAAATCCGATCTTGAAGATACGTTGGCGTTCCAGTTAGACGCGCTCGGCTTGACTGGTTATGTGCGCGAATACCAGGCTATCAAGGGGCGGAAGTTCCGTTTCGACTTCTGCTTTACAGAACAGCGGTTGCTTATCGAGGTGAACGGCGGAACGTTCACGAAAGGCGCGCATTCCAGCGGACTTGGAATTAGACGTGATTACGAAAAGAACAACCTGGCGCAACTCGCGGGCTGGCGCTGTCTGGCGTTTGACGGCAAGGCGGTACGGTCTGGCGAGGCTGTCGAGGTGGTTAGGAAGGCGTTGGAGGGGACAAATATACGATAGGACTCGTTATGCCGTGCCGTTTTATTGGCAGTCAACAATCAAAATAAAACAAAATTTAAGGAGCATAAATGTTACCAAATAACGCAAGAAATCAAATTACCGATGAAGTAAAAAACGCATTCCGGGAAGTTTTGACCGGACACTTACGAGAAGGGTTTGAGCCAAAAGATTCGTACGATGAAGCCGTTGATGTTATTGTTGATCTTTACAAACTCGATTTGCCTTTCAACCAACGTGAGAATGGTACTTTGGGAAAAGAATATCAGTACCAGATGATTTTCTTTGAAACTCAAAAACCAACCGAATGCAAACAAGAAGAAAAACCAAAGGGCAAACAATACTGGATTGACCTGATGAGAGAATTGGCTGAAACAGGATTTATCCCTTACAAGCAATATGTCAAGCCGTTCATTCCAGAGGTCAAATATGACAATTGGTCATCGTGGAAGAAACTTTTGGAATATGAGGGTTACGAATTTGAAGCCAGTGAATTTGGCTGGATCACAATAGCAAAACCGCAACCGAAGCCGTTACCTGTTGAGGAAATCCTGCCACCAAAACAACCTGAATTCAACTTCGAAGTTACCCGGGAGTTGGTCGAAACCATTACTGCTGAAGTGATCAAGCGACTACAGAACAAGGGCAAGTAAGACGAATACCGGGCGCGGGAGGGCAGGCTAATGAACTTGAGCGATATATTCGCAGAAGGCACGGAAAGCGTGGAAAATAAAATAGACGCACAAAAGGCAATTGAGAAGCTCGGTCACATCGACCGAGCTATTTTATATCTTTACGTTATCGGGCATACGCAGGTTGAAATAGCCTGCATTCTCGATTACAGCGAGAGCCAAATTTCCAAATTACTCAACAAAATGCAAGAAAAGTCGTAGTTGTGAAAGTCTTCATATAGGAGACCAAATATTATGGCACGCTATTGTCCTTGTGGCAATCAGGTTTTACCTAACAGGGGAATTTGCCAAGAGTGCGGGGAAATCTACGGATACAACCGCAAGGAATGGCCGACCTGGCTTTTATTCGCAGTCAATGACATAACACGCGAAGAACTGGAATATCACAGGCACGACCATCTGAATTTTGACACAGACATCGAACCTAACGGGCGCGGTGGTTATCGGGCAAAGCGTGAGTTTGCCTTGCGCGGCTGCCGTACTGAAACGCACGAACGGAAATAATCGGAGGCTAACGAATGGAATTTGACGTAACTACACTTGGAGTTGTGATCGGGATGATGGTGCTTGCTAACAGGTTGGTAGCCGCGTTAGTCACTCCGTTATTTGAAAAATACAACCTTGACAAGTTCTGGCTGATGTACCCGAGTTGGATTCTATCGGGCGTGTTCGTCTGGTTCA